CTCAAAAAACCGTTGTGGTACTCAAAAGCGATGCAAACCCTTGATTTCACGGGATTCCAGGCACAAAAAAAGACGTCCGTGGACGTCTTTAGATGTTGAAGTGGTGGAGCCGGGGGGATTTGAACCCGCATCCAAACCCCGTGTTACGTGGCTTCCAGCCTTCAAGTTGCCAATTTGCTGTCATTTAAAACTAGAAATCGTTATCACGTTCTTTTGTCTCACGTCGGCTGTGCAGGTCGTCCACAAAGAGATAGTTCGAATAGATAACACTGAATACCGCTGAGCTTTGGACTAGCGTTAGGAATACGATCGCGCCTAACGCGAAGGCTTTAATAGGAACCAGATACTCTTGGTAGATGGGAGTGTACGAGATCACAAGTTTTGAAAGGTAAAGAAGTGTAATGCAGGTGGCTACAAAGCCAGATTCCATAACACTACCCACGATATTTTCCAATCTACGAGTGTCACTCATGGTTTGGCTAAAATCAGCTGTTTTTATTTTGTCGGGATCTTGGAGTCTTACAATAGCATTTGGATATACGAATGCTATCCATATTCCCATGATCGTAAAAACCATGCCGGAAACGGCTAGAAGGGTATTGGAATAATCCTTGAAGTCGGAATAGCTGTAACGTAGTTCATAATGATACGCCATACCAAACATAAAGAATGATGTTAGGGCCATTATGAATATTTTAAGCATTAGCTGCGGCCTGCTCGGTCAAATGATTATCTTTTAAAATCGGAGCTATGTATTTAGCACGATTTTCCAAGATCTTATTGTACAAGTTTTTTGCGTCTAAAACAGGAATGCCGTGATCTTCGATAGCGATATTTTCAGTTAATCGGTATGTGCCAGCCCATACAGTTCTTGATGAATTATCAAGAACAAAGCCTGTGTCTTCCCAGCTTCCGTTTTCATGATCCATTACATGCTCGTCGATGATCTCTTTGAGCTCGGCGACTGTAGGTTTTGCTTCAATTCTGAGCTCCACTCGTCGAGTTGAGTTATCAATGGCCGACGTAAAAGGTACGTCAAAACGCTTAAAGAATTTTGCCCATCCCTTACGCTTGTCCTGGTTTTTAATAGATACTGTTTCGCGGCGTATAATATGCGTAACTCTTTGTGCAAGTTCCGTCATTTTGGCTGCTGCAGTGGACAGTGTCCTCAAAGATAGGTCAAATTGGAATGAATATCTAAATGGGTTCTTTTCTTCATCAGGGAACTGGATTCTTCTAAGGCCAGTCTCAGTTTTTACTTGTTTGAACTCGTCTAAAGGAACTCTGAGCGACATGCATCCATTGACCCAGTCCTGAAACATAGCGGAGTCGCATCTCGAATTTTCGAACTTAATGGAGGCGATGCAGTTTACTTCCGGAATTACCCAGTAATAACAAGGTCTACCCCAAACCATTGGTGTTTTTGAGTTGGTCTGAGTTTGCTTTACAGCATCTCCTGTAGTTCCGTCGGGGTTAATGGTAATGCCATAAAGCGGGCCGTGTCGATCCGAGTCGCCTTTCCATAGAATTAATAAATAGTCTCCAGTTGTGGTGTCATGATGACATGCTTTAAAGTAGCAGGCAGTCTTATTTCTGTTTCTCGCTGGGTCCCATGGGTTCGTTGCTTCAAAGTTTCGACCTGATCTCCATTCCTCAAGTTTTTTGAAAGTTTCAGATAGTTCAAGTGCTTTAGGTTGGTCGCTAAAAAGTCGATATAAGCCGCACTTGTTAACGTTAAAAAAATTGAGGTAGCCACTCTGGAGCATTTGAAATCCTTTTTCATATCAAAGTAAGAAATTTCGGTGTTGGCCAATATGCCGTTTACACTTTATAAGCGAAGGACGGAATCTAGCATTGGCAGTGGCTTTTTGCCAGTTCTAGGCCTTGGCGGTAGTTCCTTCTCTAGCTAAATTCGAGAATGCTTTCTCCGCTTTCTTTCCGGCCTCCAGCTCGCCTGATGGCATCCATCGTCCATACACCCGAGCAATCATAGTCCAGTCTGTGTGCCCCATCTGTTTAGCTACCCACATTGGGTGTTCGCCGGCAGACAGCATCATTGACGCGTAGGTGTGCCGGGTCTGATATGGCCGCCGATATCGTACGCCAGCCTTTTTCATCGCCGGCACCCACATGGTTTTCCGGATAGGCCCGTCACCAGCCCAACGCTCGAACGTGCGCGGATTCTGGAACACCTCGGCGTCAGCCAGGAACGTATGAGCTTTCTGAGCTTTCAGCGCCTCCATTGCAGGCTTGAGTAGTTTCACGCTGCGACGTCCGGCCGCGGTCTTCGTCGCCTCAGCCGTACCTTTGCTGGCCTGGGTCATTGCTCGACTGACCATCACCTCCTCGCGTAGCCAGTCGATATCGCCCCAGTCCAGAGCAACTAGCTCACTCGTACGCAGACCGGTCCACAAGGCGAATTGCATCATGTTGCGAGCCTGGCCCGAGAGGGCACCCAACACCGCCTGCTGCTCCTCTGGACTGAAGGGGTCAACATCATCCTCTTTCGGTGGGGCAGCCTTGCGGGAGTAGGTCCAGCCCGCCATAGGATTCAATTCGATCAACTCTTCCTCGGTCGCGTCATTCAACGCGGAGCGCAGACAGCTTTGGATGTTGCTGAGCGTCTTGTTGCTCACCTCAAGTGTGTCGAGCCAGTCCCGCACGGCTTTTCGCTTCAGATCTACCAGCATCGTGTCGCCCAGGGCAGGGATCAGCCGAAGGGTGACCAGCTTTCGGTATCCATCGAATGTGCTGCTGGCCACGTGCTTCTTCTTCGCCTCAAGCCACTTGGTCAAAAAACCGTTCATGGTTTCTCGCGATGTCTCAGGCGCAAACTTTGCCGCCCGGGCAGATCTTGGAAACGTCACCGAATAGTCGAAAGTGCCGATCGATATCGCATGCTCGATAGCCGCCTTGTGCTGCTCGGCTTTCTTCAGGTTAGTGGCGGTGGGCTTGAGTGTGATCCGCTCGCGGCACCTGACGCCCCGATACATGAACGTGATTTCGATACTCGTATCGGAGACCGCCCGAACTCCCCTCCCGCCTCTACCCATGACTCATATCCTTCTATGTCGAGAAGCGTCCGGCCATCCGGCGCTTTGATCCATATCTCACCGAGCCGCCAGATGCCGTCACGGATCTTTGAGCGGATCGCGTCTTCTGTGTAGCCAGACTCGCTTGCAAATTTCCTGACGGTCACATAACGCATGGCTTCACCTAACTTCGTGTTGCGACACGTTTTTGTCATTCTCGTTTTGTGTCGCGTCCATAGGCTTATTCATCGCTGCGACCCTCCGACTCAGCCACCGCGCGAAGCTTTAACTTGAAACCGCAGGAACCAGCCAGTGCGGTCAGTTGGCCCACGGTGGTGTCAGGGCTTTTGAGAGCCTGGCCGAATCGGATCAGGCGCTCGCCGAGCTTCTCCAAATCATTCTGCAGGTGCAGGTGTGTGGTCGTCATAACTGGAACCTCTCGACCTGCGGAAGCGGGCTGGTGCTGAACTGCTCGTTTTGACCATGATCATTAGCCACAGCAGCCCGCGTCGCCTCGCTTGAGGGGGAGGCAATCTGTGGGAGCGAACTATCAGGCAAGCAACTGATGCCCTTGTCGTTCAAGATCCAGCAGGTGACGCCGCGATCGCTGTCGTGTTGCACGCTGATGACTTGCTCGTTCGCGACTGACAGGCCGGCAATCAGCAGCATTGCGATCGAGATCATTGCACGCATGGGTTTTCCTCCATGAGGTTACCGGCCGAGTAGCCGAACACCTGGGCTTCGGTGCCGAGAGCCTTTTCGCGGTAGGGCAGTTTATCGATCAGCGCTTGCGCGTCATTGAGGCTTGGCAGCTTGAACACAACTGTCATGAAGGCAGGTTCAGCGCCGATCATCTTCACGCGGTCGTCGATGTGCATCGACTGCGTGTCAGGCGCTGTCGGTTTTGAAATCCCAGCTTGAATGCGCTGGTAAATCTCTTCGCGGTGAACGTCGACGGTATCGGGCGCCGCAATACCCAGGCGCACCTGTTGCCCGCTGACGCCGAGAACTGTGACGCTGATGTCATCGTTGATACGGATCGTTTCGCCTGGCTTTCGGGTGAGAATCAACATTTGTTGCTCCTTTTTCAGGCCGAACGAATCCCGGCCGCGTTGTTGGCTTTCGCAAAAAAAGGTTGGAGTTAAGCGGTGAGCGCGACTTCGATGCGCCGCAATGCAAGGCGAGCTTCAACTCGACGCCCGTCATTTCGACGAGTTCGGTTGAAATGGTTTTCGCTCATCGTGGTCTGGCCGACGAGAACTGCGCATATAGCGATAACCAGAGGGGTTATTAGCCCGCGGCGCATTGCCTCAGCGATGAGAGCTGGTCGCTTGTAGACACCCAGCTTAAACATAACGGATTCAATGCGGCCTTTAATGGAGCGAGGGGAGAGGCCGTCGCGCTTGGCAATTTCTTTATCAGTATGGCCTGCGGCAACTGCGAGTAAACATGCGAGTTCTCGCTCTGCAAGGCCGTTACCTAAAAATCCCTGCCATGATCCGCAGCTGACGATTTCCATATGATGAGCCTCCACATCTCGTTGATAGTGGAGATATAGTGCCGGCGGGATTTTCCCGTGTCAATGCCTGCGGGATTAATTAGAGGTCAATTATTCGTGCGTCAACGGCTTTCCCGACAATTTTCCATTCCGAGGTCAACTCTACTGGAGGAAAACTTGTATTCAGCGAGACGAGGAAAGACCTGCCTGAATCGATGAGCAACTGCTTAAACGCGGTTTCTCCATCTTCCCGACGTGCGACGTAAAATTTACCACTGATAAGGTCGATGTCATCCTTGTCGATCAGAACCATCGTGCCTTCTGGAAAGCTGGGAGTTCTAAGCGCCGCCATTGAAGGACCTTTGACTTCAAGCCAGTAGCTACGGGGTCCTGCATCTACGGTGGAATAGAGGCCAACCTCATTCAAGTAACGATATTTTTCGACCTCGTCTGGACCCATTTCCCAGCTACCTACGGGAAAACAAGATGCCATTTTGTACATTTCGCCATTTTGCAGCTTCGAGTCCTTTCGGATTTCCTCGAACGCGAGGCTTTTGCGCATGGCCGACACGCCAGGAATATCTGCATTCGCGGTAGCAAGACTGTAAATTTCGAGCTGCAAGCGAACGCTGAAGTCAACCACGTTGACTTTTAGAAGTCGGGCGACTTTTGAAGCAAATTCAACATTGAGGGCATTTCGACCATTAAGGTAATGACTAAATGATCCCTGGTTCATTCCCAGTGCCGCCGCGGCCTTTTCTTGCGTTAGGCCCAGCTCGGATTGCTTCTCAATGAATATTTTTTTGAGCTTCGCGCATTCAGCGAGCTGCTCATCAGTAAGAGTTTTCTTTTTCATACTTTACCTTATGGCTGGCGGTACTGATTTTCAAATCCCGCAGGCATTGACTTTGACTAGTCCCGGCGGCACTATTCTTCGTGAAAAGAATTGTGGAGCCATCCAGTGCAACGATTTCCTCTTGCTCAATACGCCGCAAAACGACATGCAAGTACCGCAAAAAAATTGGGTATGAGCCAAGGGTCGTTAAGCAAAGCGATTCGAGAAGGCCGTTCAATTTTCATAGTTGAATGCTCTGATGGGCAGCTTTCAGCCTTAGAGGAACGGCCTTTTCCTAGTCAGCGGCGACAAGGTTTCTCGAAGCAGCACCAGAATCATAATCCCGCAGGGTCTGAGGCATCATGTACAGACGTACCTGATAATCCATCCAGTGACATCTCGAAATTCAATCCTCCTGAGGCCCTCGTTTAATGAGTGGCCTTCGTACCAGCGGAGGGGCTAGCCCTCAGCAGCCCCCATTCTGCGACTTCCATCTGGCTGGAGTTTGCCTGTTTCATATTGGGGCGTTTTCCACGGGGAAACCGCAGGCCCGGATGCTTGGCTTCGCTTGTTTAAGCGCCATCACCCCACGAGTGTTCCGCCATCGGTGCAGTAACCGTTCGCTTGTTGTGATCCAAGCGAAAAAAAGTTTCGTTCGGCCTTGGAAAGCTGGACTCGGACGTTAATTTGAATTGTACCCCCCGCAAAAAAGCGCCTATCGCGCTTTCAAGGAAGTGTGATATGCGCCCGCAGACATCAATTCAATCCGCCCGCCCAGGGTAGACATCAGCCCTCTCAGGGGAGGGGTTGCATATTTTTTGTGTCGTGGATGATGGGGAAACCTAAACGCCAGGCACAAAAAAGCCCGCTGTTGGAGGCGGGCTTCTTTAACCAGCACTTGGTTGGACAAGTGCTTCAGTACTTCTTCGTCTGTTGGAGGACGATTTCATGCACCCAAAAAATAGCACTGCGACATCAGTAGCGCAAGCATTGCTGACCGGACACGTCGGCTTTTGCGAAACCCCAATCGATAACCGCGGAATGCATTTGCTCAGTGTTGCGGCCGGTTCCGCCGCGGAGGATGCACTTGAAACTGCCAAGGTCCTGTCTTCGGGCCTCGGGCAGATCTGTCGTCACATGCATGACAGCCTGAATATTGGCGAGCTGACCTATTGCGACGGTATGGCAGCGCTGGGCTTCCTCGCCGAAACAGTCAGTGCACTCGTTTGGTCGGTGCAGAAAGCTGCGGAGCAACCGCAGGAGGCCGCGCAATGAGCACTTCCATCCCAACTATGCCCGAGCTGGCCGCCGAGGCCGAGTTTCAACTCCTGGCCGCGACGGATCAGCTGAACTGGCTCACAGCCCTGGCAAGTGCCATCCAGCTTGACCACACCCACGGGCGCGGGAGAGCCGCGAAATACCTGGCCGAACTGGCCGAATTCCTCAGCGACACCGGATTCAGCGGGGTCGAAACCGCGATTGATCAGTTCAAGGTGCTACACGAGTCCGCATCACAGAAGCTCGATCAGACAAGTCATGACTCGAGTGTGGGGGGCGGACAATGAACATCACCCATACCTTTCCGGCGATCCAAGGCGAACTGCTCGCCGACGTGACAGTCACCCCCGAGCAAATGGCCAAGCTGAACGCCGCGCGCGCCACCTTCCGCGAGCTGCGGTCAATCCTGCTGGCGCAGATCGTGCCGTCGCTCGATGGTGGCTGGAAGAACCCGCTGGCGACCGAGATCGAATGGCGGCTGGAGTCGATAACGTTCGACACTCGCAATTTTCTTTGGCCGCATCGCCTGGCCGGCGCATCGCACGATGCGATTGATGCAGGTGGCGTGCAATGACCATCGCCAAATTCCAAGGCGGCGATCCCGTCATCACGATGACCAGTCTGGAACTGGTCGAATTCATCAACGGGCGCCGCGCCGGGTGCGAGCCGGTTCTGGATCATGCAGACCTCCTCAAAAAGGTGCCGAAGGTTCTTGGCGCATGTGCCGGAAATTTTTCCGCCACATATGAAGTGCCAGGGCCGCGCGGCGGATTTCGGTCTGCGCCTTGCTATCGCTTCCCCAAACGCGAGTCGTGCCTGATGGCCATGTCATACAGCTACGACCTGCAGGCCGCAGTATTCGACTACATGACCGAGCTGGAGCAGCAGTTGGCCAACCCCCAGGCCAGCGTCATGGCCGCTCTCAGCGATCCTGTCGTGCTGCAAAGCTTGCTGCTGGAGAACGTGGGCAAGGTCGTGGCTCTCAACGCTGACAACAAGGAACTGTCCAGCGAGAACCTGCTGCTCGAGCAAAAGGTAGTCGCCGATGCGCCCAAGGTTCAGTTCCACGACCAGCTCGTCGTTTCTCATGGCGTTCACTACGTGCGTGAGGTGGCGCAATCCATCGGCACTGGCCAGAACCGCCTGTTTGAGTTTCTCAAGCAGAAACGGTGGGTTGACCGTTACAACCAGCCGTACCAAGCCAAGATCGAAGCCGGCTATCTCGTGGCGTCCGTTCATTACTACAGGGACAAAGAGACGGGCGAGCGCAAAACCAAATTCACCTGCCGAGTGACTGGAAAAGGGTTCGCCAAAATCCAGGAGCTATGGGCGAAACGTGACCAAGATTTGCTGGAGGGTCGACCATGACCACAAAACAAACCCACGAACAGCTCATGACTCTGATCGCCGAGGCGGCCATTGATTTCCAGCAGGCCGAGATCTTTCGCAACTCGCTGAAGCGCGAGCTTAGCTTGATGTACGCGACTTATTTTCAGGCGCACGGCCGGCCAGGAAATGGCGATCGCACCCGTTTCGACTTTGAAGACCCTGCGTATCGGGGTGTCATTGAATTCACCCAGGGCGCTTACAGTCGCTGGTTTGATCAGCGGGCTTTCACCACGAAACTCAAGCGGAAGTTGCGCAACCTGGTTGAGCGTCTGGAGCGTGCCCAATGACGAACTCGACTACTCCAGAGTCGCCACCCGTGATCGAGAAGCGCGACGAGGCCTACTTTGAAAAATTCGAAAATGACCAGCTGGCTTTTTTCGCCTGGCGCCTGCATGACGACTATGTCGAGTGCCTGTTCGACGAGGAGATTCTCGAATACAACCGCCATGAGGTCGCTTGCTCGCTGGCCGAGGCTTCGATCGCGCTGTACGTGTTGACTCGCCGCTTGATCGGCATGGATCCGAGCTACGCCAAGGGCAAGGTCAACCACATGCACATGGTGAGCTACGGGCTGGCCAAGCCGGACGGGGAGACGCTGCAATGAACCGTCGCCTTCAAACCACAACCGCCGAGAAAGGTCCGGTGTCGGTGATCGCCGGCCCGTGGCCAAGCTACGCCGCGTTTAAAGGACTGCCCGAGCGTGATCGCTGGGTCATGTACTCGAGCGCGAAAGCGCTGCGTCAGGCGCTGGAGGACCAGGGGCTGGTGATGGCCGAGTCCTATGACGCCTTCGTCCGTCGCGTCTGCGCCGAATTGGAGATCTGACCATGAGTATGGATTTGATGGTCAAGGCCATGAAGACGAGGGTCGGTAACCCGCTGCGCAAGCTGGTGCTGGTCAAGCTGGCGGACAACGCCAGTGATCAGGGCGAGTGCTGGCCGTCCTACCAGCACATTGCTGACCAGTGCGAAATCGGCCGTTCCACCGTGAAGCTGCACGTTCGAGAGTTGGAAAAGGCCGGCTTTCTCCGTCGCGAGTACCGCCGAAAGGGCGAGTTGAACCAGTCGAATGTTTTTCATTTGTCGCTTGATGGTGGGGCAGATCCTGCCCTAGGAGGTGGGGCAGGAGATAACCCACCTAGGGCAGTAGGTGACCTAGGGGGTGGGGCAGGAGCTGCCCCCAGAATCAGTCACTCTTCTGAACCAGTCAAGGAACCTAAACCTACGTGCATTCCTGATCAGGTTGATGGCTTCGATCAGTTCTGGAAATTGTACCCAAAGAAGAAGTCACGAAAGGACGCCGCCAAGGCATGGGCGAAGCTTTCGCCGAGCGCCGAGCTGCGCCAAACGCTGATCACGGCGTTGGCAGGCCACTGCGTCTCCGAGGATTGGACCAAAGACGGCGGTCGGTATGTGCCGAACGCCGCCACCTGGCTCAACGGCGAACGCTGGCACGACGAGTTGAAACCAGCCACCGGCCGCTCCTCGGCTTTCACTGGGCTTCCCCAGCACGAAGAAAACGCTTATCCGGAGGTGCCGCATGGCCAAACCAATTTCTAATTTCAGCCGGTCGCCAGAAGTGCGCTTCTTCGACACTCAATGTCCGGTGCATGGCTCGGTCGCTGGCGCCGAGGTTGAGCAGTTCGACGGATCGTTCCAGACCCGGATCTGCCGCCGATGCCAGTGGGAGGCGATGAACACCGCTGACACGAAGAGCGAGGCTCATACGCAGGCCCTGGCCCGCCGCAAAGCCGAGAACCTGAACAAACTGCTGATAGGCTCTGGCATCACCCCGCGGTTCGCCGATTGCACTCTGACCAATTTCATCACCGGGGCCGAGACGGCGAAGGTCCGGGCCCTCACGACTTGCCAGGCCTACGCCGAGCAGTTCGAGGATCACTACCGCGCCGGCCGCTCGATGATCCTGTCCGGCAATGTCGGTACCGGTAAAACGCACTTGGCCAGCGGTATGGTCCAGCACGTGATTCGCCGCTTGGGTGCTGTGGCGGTGATCGTTTCCGCTGCCGAGATCATCCGCATCACCAAAGGGTCGATGGTCCGAGGCGCTGAGTACACCGAACGCGACGTGATCACCGAACTGTCCAGCATCGACTTGCTCGTCATCGATGAGGTTGGCGCGCAGAAGGGCAGCGATTACGAGCTGGGGCTGCTGCACGAAGTGATTGATCGCCGGTACCAACTGGTGCGGCCTACTGTCGTCGTCTCGAACCTCGCCGCCCATACTCTCGGCCAGTTCATTGGTGAACGGGCGCTGGACCGCCTACGCCAGAACGGCGGTCAGGCAGTCGGCTTCACCTGGTCCTCGATGAGGGCTCGCGCATGAATGCGTTTCGCGAGCTGTATAGCGACGAAGCGGAGCACGCGTTGCTCGGCGCTCTAATGTTGGATGGCGAGCTGTTCGATTCGATCACCACCAGCGTATCGACGGCGGACTTCCACGATCCGGAGAACGCCGCGCTGTTTCAAATGATGATCGACCTGCACGGCTCCGGCGCCCCGATCGATCCGGTGACTCTGCACGGCTTCAAGCCTTACCTGCCAAGCGGCAACATGACTATGGCCTACGCCGGGGAACTGGCGAAGAACACGCCCAGCACCGCCAACTGGAAAGCGTACGCCCGCACCGTGGGTGATCGCGCCGTGTTGCGGCGCCTGGTGGAGGCTGCTGATGCTGTGCGTGATTCTGCCAGCGAGAACCGGCCGGTGGCGGAGATCATCGCCAGCGCCCAGCAGGCCATGGCTGACTTGCGGGACCTAGACACTGGGGAGCCGGACTACAAGCACATCAACGAGGTTATCACCCGAAACGTCGACATCATCGACGCCAAGTTCAACGGCATAGCGCCAACCGGGCTTTCCACCGGGCTGACCGAGTTGGACAAACTGATCCGCGGCCTACGCAAGAAGACGGTAACGATCGTGGCCGGCCTGCCTGGCAGCGGCAAAACCACGCTCGGTCTGCAGATCGCGCAGCACGTTGCGTGCAGCGGCGCCGGTGTCGGCATGGTGTTCTCGCTGGAAATGCCCGAGGAAGAACTGGGTAACCGTGCGCTGGCATCCATTGGAAGCATCGATCTTCGCAGACTCGACGATGGACAACTCCAGGATGATGACTGGCCGCGCCTGACCTCCGCAGTCAACAGGATCATGGATGCGCCGCTCTACATCAGCGATAAATCTGGCCTGACTGTGGCGCGCATCCGCAGCATTTGCCGGCAGGTGAAGCGCAAGCA